TACTGATAGAGTATTTATGAAAGGTGATTTTGGTGTTGAGTTAGGATTTTTTAATTATTTTCTAATTAAAGTTGATGGTCATGTATTAAGAATAGGTAATAATCAATACGTTCACCAACTTGAAAATATGTACTTTGCACTGACTGGAGAGGAACTAACATACAAATGTTAATAACTTTATTTTGTACTTATGCAATCTTTTATTAACTTTGATGCAATAAATAAAAACAGTATGGAAAAAGAAATCAAAACAGCTACTGAGAAAATCAAGGAGCTAAATGAGTTGAGTAACACACTTACTCTACATCAAAAACTACACAGGGCAAAGTTAGCCATTGGCAAGGTTACTAAGAACGCACAAAGTCATCACTCAAAATATGCTGACCTTAATGCTATCCTTAGCACTGTTGAGCCTGTACTATTAGAGAATGGCTTGCTACTTATCCAACCTATTCAAGGTAATAGTGTATGCACTCAAATAGTAGATATTGACTCAGGTGTAATGCTCGAGTCATGTATGGACTTACCTCAAGGTATCACACCACAACAAATGGGTAGTGCAATCACTTACTACAGACGTTACACCCTTCAAAGTGCTCTCTCATTGCAGGCAGTGGATGATGATGGTCAACAGGCATCTAAGGAGACACCAACTGAGACTAAAAAAGAGTCATTGTCAACTGAACGTTTCAATAATGCTCTTGCTAAGATTAAAGCTAATGAGTTCACAGTTGAGGAATTAAAAGCTAAGTTCTATCTAACCAAAGAACAGGAGGCACAACTATGAAATGGAGGCCATCACAATTAGGTAAGCTCATGACTAACTCCAGGAGTAAGTCTGAGCTCTTATCTGAGACTGCTAAGTCTGAGATTAGAAAAATTGCAAAACAGGATTTCTTTGGATATAGCTCAGACATTAAGACTAAGCCAATGATCAAAGGAACTGATTGGGAGCAGGATGGTATTGACTTACTCAATGATGTTCGTTTCACTAAAAAGTACACTAAGAACACAATCAGAGTAACTAATGACCTCATGTCAGGGTGTTGTGATATCTTACTTGATGAGGTAATCATTGACATTAAGAGCTCCTGGTCATTAGAAACCTTCCCGGCAACACCATCAGAAGGTGAGAACTCAGATTATGAGTGGCAGGGTAGAGCATACATGTGGCTGTATGATAGGCCATCATTTGAGTTAGTGTACACCATGTATGATACAGATGATACTCTGCTCACTGATTGGGATAACAAATCAATTCATAAGGTCAAACACATACCTGCACACCATAGGGTAACTGTGTTAAGATATGAGAGAGACTTAGCCATTGAAGAACAGATAAAAGAGAGATTAATAGCATGCTCTGAATATTATGCTCAATATGTAAATGAATTAAATAATAAATAATGTCAGATTCAACAATCAAAGGAGCTATCAAGCTCATCAATCCGATCAAAGTAATCAGTGATAAATTCTCAGTGAGAGAGTTTGTGGTAACAACCCCAGATGAAAAGTATCCACAGGATATACTATTCCAAACAGTCAACGATAAGATGGCTGTATTAGAGTCATTGGGTGTAGGTCAGCAAGTGGAAGTATCATACAATGTGAGAGGCAGGGAGTATGCTGCACCGGGTAAACCTGTGAAGTATTACAATACTCTTGATGCATGGAAAATTGAGGTAACAGGATCTAACCCATCACAGCCAAGTACACAACCAATAGAATTAGACGATGACCTCCCGTTCTAAGACTGTGTACATCAAAGATGGTGAAACACTCACTGACTCAATAAGAGCTGAGCTATTTGATAAGCTATCAAGGAGGTATAAAGTTGTTCACCTTGCAGAGGATGTTGGAGTGGATAAGTTTCAAATGTACCGCTTCATGCATGGCAATGAGGTAACAGGTAAGTTTTATGATAAGGTGTTTAAATACTTGATGAAATGAACTACTTAGTAAGAATAATGATCTACATTGAAGGGCAGTACCACCCCCCTCAATCAATACTTGATAAGATTAACAACTGAGGCTCGGCAGCCAACAGGGGAGTATAACAGCTCCCCTTTGTCATGTTAATAACTTTTATTATCTTAGCACCATGATAGGATATTTAAGTCCATTAGTAATCTCCTGGTGGTTCACTCACTTTGAACCATTACAGAACTATATAGATAACAAGCTCAACCTCCCAGATTGGCTACATACTTCACTTGGCTGCTGGAAGTGTCTCAGCTTCTGGGGGACTTGGGCCTACTCACAATCATTCACTGTGGCTTGTGCCACATCACTCACAGCTGTATGCTTGAACAAACTGATATACAACTCATAGATAATATCCTCAATCAGCCAGAGGAGAAGGTGCTCACTAAGAGAAGCCTTATACAACTACAACAAGTTAAGAACAGAGTTACAGGACAAAGAGATAAGGAGTGTTTCTGTGCATCAGTACGCAGGAAGGTATGGCTCAAAGACTTCACTCAATGGTATGAAGGAGCACTTGGATAGATATCTTACTCACAACTACCTTGAGGTGCTCAAGTACACTCGCCATTTCTTAGATGTGCTCAATATACCCACCTCAATAGATGCAGATGCAGTTATTAACAATGCTTACCTACACTGTGCAGGACTCAATGCTCAAGATATGACAGAGGACAAGGCTAAGAGCTATCTACTCAACACTATTAAGTGTGATCTTATCTGGACTCAAGGCTCTAAGACTAAGAAACAGGATTTATACAGGTCTCAAGAGTACACAATGGATGTCATTGATGACCCTACTGACCTTGAGCACAAGATTGAGATAGAAGATAGGTACAACTTTAAAAAGGCTCTTGTTGAAATATATAGAACAGAACAAAAAGACAGGATAAAAAAGATAGTATTTGAGGCATATTATGACAAAGGGCACTCAACTCAGACTGCACTCGCTAAGTATTTTAACATTAACAGTACATCTGCCTACTTCCTGATAAAAGAAATTAAAGAAAATATTAATCAAATACAATATAGGTATGAGGAATGCTAATTTTTTAGGCTTAATGACTTACATAATGGCCTTTGGAGTAGTAATGGCACTGTGGAATGAAAACACATATTTGCTATTTAAGTTCTCAAGCATTACCTTAGCACTATATTTAGTATTTATAATAGTTAAAGAATATGAGCAATTTTAAAATTAAAACAGAATACATTGACAAAACTGTCAGAGTATATGATCGCATCTTAGGACAACGTTCTATCGTAGTGGCTAAGATTGATATGAGCAAGGTGAAGTACTACCAATCTATTGGACTATCTTACCTATTCGAGGAAGTGCCTACAGTTATCAAATATGAGGCAGTTGAGCCACCTATCCCAGCTGAGTCAGTAGAGGTAGCACCTAAAAAGAAACGTAAGAAAAAACCTGCTCAAGATGGGCAAGCATAAATACATAGAGACTCCTGAGAAAATGTGGGAGCTATTTGAATCTTACAGAGATTGGTGCAAAGCTAATCCAAGATATCAATACTCACTTTCTACTAAAACAGGGGAGGCTACTGCTATCCCATTGGAAAGACCACTTATTTTTGAAGGGTTCTATAATTATTGCTATGATAAGATAGGATGTATAGATCAGTATTTTGAAAATAGAGATAGGAGATATTCTGAATATGTTGCCATCTGTTCGCGTATAAAGAGAGTTATCAGAGAGGATCAGATTACAGGCGGCATGGCAGGGCAGTACAACCCTTCCATCACTCAGAGATTAAACAACCTAACTGAAAGGGTAGATACGACCACTCAAGGTCAAGCTATCAATGAGGTTAAGGTTAATATTATAAAGCCTACTTAATATATATATAGTAAGATAGGTTAATTGTCATAATACTAAATATAGTGTTATAGCTTAACTATTGCCTAAAAATGGAGATTAATAGCACAGTCATATTTGAAAAGAACTTCAATGCTCTCAACTCAGAGCAAAGGTTTATAATCAATGAGGGCGGCTCACGTTCATCTAAGACTTACAGCCTTTGCCAGTTGGTCATAGTTTACTGCCTACAGAACAGAAACAAGGTGGTGAGTATCATACGTAAGACCTTCCCTGCACTCAGAGCCACAGTGATGAGAGACTTCCTTGAGATCATGAAGAGCCTTGAGATATACGATGTTAACAAGCATAACAAGAGTGAGCATATCTATTCCTTTGACAATGGATCTATAGTTGAGTTCTTTTCAGTGGATGATGAGCAAAAGATAAGAGGTAGGAAAAGAGACCTGGCATGGTGCAATGAGGCTAATGAGTTATACTATGATGACTTCACTCAGTTGAACATGAGAACAGAGGGCAAACTAATCTTTGATTACAATCCAAGTGAGAGCAACTCATGGCTGTATGAGTTACCTGCAGATGAGAGCATACTAATCAAGTCAACGTACAAGGACAACCCATTTCTGCCTGAGTCTATTAAGAAACAGATTGAGGACTTGAAGAGAACCGATGAGGCACAGTATCAAATCTATGCATTAGGGGAGAAGGCTATCTCCAAGAGTAACATCTACTCCAATTGGACATTTGTCAAGCATAGACCTGCTAAGTTTACATCCTTTGTCTATGGTCTTGACTTTGGATACAATCACCCCACTGCATTGGTTAGGGTATATTGGAGGGATAAGGATCTATACATTGAGCCTGTAATCTATGAGAGCTATTTGACTACCACTGATCTCATTGCACGTATGGAACAATTAGGTATAGAGAAGAGTATCAACATCCTTGCTGACTATTCAAGGCCAGAGATTATTGCTGAGATAGATAGAGCAGGTTACTATATTGAAAATGCTAATAAGGTAGTCAAGCAAGGTATTAACAACATCAAGTCCTTTGGTATATTCTGTGAAGATCATCCTCAACTTAAGAAGGAGTATGAGAATTACAAGTGGAAAAAAATAGGTGATACAATTACAGATGAGCCGGTCAAGTTATGGGATGATGCAATGGATGCCATCCGATATGCTGCCACTCATATCAAGGAGGAATACTTTACAGATGACTCATATATGTCCTTCTAACAGGATGCCAACTGAAATACAATATAGGTATGGCAATGACAATCATAGCAGAACCTCAAGATTTCACTCCTGCTTACAATGAGTGCAAGTTCATAGTTAACTCAACTAATGTCAACAATGATGGCTTCCGATATATCTTTGAGATATTTGAGTCAGGCACATTAAACAGGATAGGATACTATAAAGCATTACCAACCTATGGCACAGGATATGGGGAGCAGGACTTGAGCAAGCTCTTGAGCAACATGGTAAGCTATGACTTCAATCCTACAATCACAACCTTTTATGATGCGGCTAACTCATATTACAATTTTGATGTTAAGATAGGTGAGGAGTATATCTACACATTATCTTACACAGCTTCATTGGTGAACAATGGAGGCAATGTTCGTATCACAGCAACGCATGCCTTTCAAGTTGGTGATCAGATAAACATAACACAGGCAGATGGAGGTGTAACTAATCCAGGAGTGGAAGGATTGCACACAGTGATTTCAATCACAGGCACAACTAACTTCACTATCAATGCGCTATGGTCAGAGGTAACAGATGCAACCATCAATGGAAGTATCAAGTATGCTGACAACAGGAAGGACATCAACCTCAATGAGATTAGCACCTTAGATAAGTATGTATTTAATGGAGCTATTCCTTGGATAGATATGCCATTCTATGATCAGACTGACTACGCACTTAATAACACCTCTGGACTGTGGCTCACTGACCAACCTTTGAACTTTACATGTACACTTGGTCAGGACTTATGGCTCAACTTCAAGGATGTGGGCATAGCATCTAACAAGAGGGTGTACTTTATTAATGATGACGGGGATGTGTTCTACAAGTCAGTGAGTGGACTTGACTATATTAAAGGCGTGGCAGTTGGTCCTAATAACTATGGCTCACTTACCTTAGTGAGTGGCACTGCTCCACTTGTAAAACAAGATACTAAGTGGTACACAGTAACTTATCGAGATGGCTCTCCAGGATTCATTGACCCTAAATCAGTGAGTTACAAGGTGAACATAGATACAAGGACATTAATCTCTGAGAGTCATATCTTATTCTTAGATAGGATGGGCTCATGGGGTAGCTTTGCCTTCCAACTTAAGAGCTATGAGAAAGGAACTATCAAGAGGGATACCTACAATAAGGATGTCCCGGGATATGTCACCTCATCTCAATGGAAGTATAAAACTTATGAACAAGGTCAAGTTAATTTCAACACTCAAGTAGTTAAGACATACGACCTCAACACTAACTGGATGAGTGAGGCAGAGGGTACATACTTTCAGCAGTTGTTAACTTCTCCACAAACCTATGTTAAAAACGTAGTGTATCGTATTACAGAGGACTTGGATAATCTTTATGATGAGAGTGGATGTATCATACATATCCCTGAGTCAACTGAGTATGTGAGCTGTAATGTACTTAACACAAACTTTGAGGTATATAAGCAACGCAACAACAACCTAATCAAGCAGTCAATCCAAGTAAGGTTATCTAATAACGACATAATCAATGGTTAAGATAATACTTGAGACAGGAGTCTTAGATGTATCTGAGAAGACTAATTTTCCGATAACATTTAACATTGGTGATATTAGAGATTTAACATCTCGCAAAGGAACTTTCTCCAAAACCATTGTCCTTGAGGGAACTAAGAACAATCATGAGTTGCTTGGCAACTACTATGATGTAAATATTCAAGCAGGAACATTTAACATCAACACGTTGACTCGATGTCAAGTGATACAGAATGGAGTGCCTATCTTAGATGACGCATTATTGCAGTTGGTAAGTGTTAATAAGTCTCAGTACACTAATGCTTATGAGGAGGAGGTTAACTATACTGTATTGATTAAGGATAGCAGAGCTGAGTTTTTTAGTGCTATCACTAATGCTAATCTTGATGACTTAGATTTCTCAGACTTAGATCATACATTCTCATCAACTGATATAGCAGCTACATTCAGCAACACTGTAACAGATGGATATAAGTACGTAATGCCATATTGCACAGGTACTAATGTCTATCAAGCTAATGAGTTCAAACCTGCTATCTATGCTCAGACTTACTTTGATAGGATATTCGCTGTGGCAGGATTTACATACACTTGGGCAGGATTAACAGATGCTCACTTTGATAAGTTGTTAATACCTTACAATGGGGATGTTAATAACTTTGATTACAATGACTATAGAGTTGAGGCAACAAACACTTGGACAACAAGTTATGTACAGGGCACAGGAGTGAACTATACCTTCCAAGAGGATATTGACTCAGGATGGACAGAGGTGATTGACACTCAGAATTTATATGACCCTTTAACAGGGGAGTACAGTTCACCATTTAGCACTAATGCTCTTGCAGGTGAGAACTATACATATGAGCTACAGATTGGAGGCAGTATCATCCTTGACAATAATAGTGGAGGTAATGCTGTACTTGAGTATATCGTAGGTGGATACATAGTTAAAAATAAATATAGGGTATTTGCTCAGGTATATGTGGCAGGGCTTGGCAACTTGAAAGTTTATGGCACAACAAGTGGAGTAGCTTACTATCCTGCAGCATCACCATTACCAACAGGCAACACTACTGTGTTGACCTTTGCTGAATCTCTTAGCATTCCTGCATTAACAAATGACCCTTTCAACTTAGCAATAGACCCTAATGACATACAGATATTATCTATAGGAGTTGAGGTAACTCAGACCTATGGTAGTGCTAACAGTAATGGAGCTAATATTTGGATTGCAGCAGGTGGCGGTTTCACTCCTGTTGATGTCAATGTTGTTTTGAACTTAGCATCTATCAACATGGTGATATTGCCAAGTCAAAATGTGCAGACTACAGGAGGTACTCTAATCATGAACTCTTATGTGCCTGTAGAGATTAAGCAGTCTGATTTTGTTAAGTCAATATTTCAGATGTACAACTTATATGTTGAGCAAGATATTGACAATCCATACAACCTTATCCTAAGACATCGAGATGAGTATTACGACTCAGGAGCTGAGAAGGATTGGAGTCAGAAGTTAGCTAAGGATAAGGCTCAAGACTTGATGTTCCTTCCAGATGTAACTAAGAAAAAATTAAAACTCACCTATGCACCTGATGAGGATACACCTAATGTGTTATACACTCAGGCAACAGGAGAGATTTATGGTCAGATAGAATACACCTTTGACAATGAATATGTTAAGGATGTAGATACTAAGGAGTTATTATTCTCACCTACTCCTGTGGAAAAAACATTATTTGGAGCTTATGTTCCTTCGATAAATGGAGCTGCACCTAACACTAACATCCGCATATTGTATGATGGAGGATTAGGTACATGCCAACCTTTTGACATCATAGACTTTGGCACAACAGGAGAGATAGGCTTGACTGACTATCCTATGATTGGTCATTTCAATAATCCATTGTATCCTACATTTGATATTAATTTTGGCACGAATGATTACTACTTTTATGAGGTAGCAACTCTGACAGCTAACAACCTGTATAACTTATATTGGAGAAGGACTGTTAATCAAATCAATGTAGGTAAAATGTTGATAGGTTACTTTGACTTGAATGAGGTTGATATACAATCTTTAAAGCTCAATGATAAGATTTACATTGATAACTCATGGTGGAATATAAACAAGATTCAAGATTACAATGCTAACAACAACAGCCTCACAAAGGTAGAGTTGATAAGTATTGATACTGAGATTGACTTAGCACCTTATAAGACTGCAGGCGGCAAGCCTATTGGAGATACTATTGTGGCAGTTGGTAATGCGGAGGTATTCAAGAAGAGTGCTCAAGTTAACAATGTAGTGGTGCCCGGATCAGATGTTCTAATCTTTGGTAAGGGTAATGCTGTGAGTCCAGGTGTTAAGGGAGTAGTGATAGGTGATGGTCAGATACTTGAGCAGGATGGAATGGTAGTGTCTAACTTGACAGTAACAGATAGTATTAATGGAGCTCCTGTTGTAGGGTATAAGAGATACATAGCTTTGATTAGTCAGACAGGTGTATCCGCACCTACAGCAACTGTATTTGAGAATACCATAGGAGATATTACCTTTAACTATATTGGAGTAGGCACATATGAGATATTATTAACGGGTGCATTCTTAGCTAATAAGACTTGGGTAATAGGAGGGTCAGCAGATAATAATGCAGGAGGTGGTGATTTTGCGACATTAGACATTAAAAGGTATGATGATGATTCCATTAGATTATACACATACGATAATTTTTCAATATCAAATAACATGCTTGTTAATACAGCAATAGAAATAAGAGTTTACTAATATGAATGAAGTTGAAATACCATTAAAGATAACCGGCATTGGTGCAATCAAAGCTGAATTAAGAGAACTAAAAGGAGCTATTGCAGATGCAACCGATCCCGAACAAATAGCACAACTCTCAGCAAAGGCTGGGGAGTTGAAAGATCAACTTGCAGATGCTAATGATGCGGTCAATGTATTTGCATCAGGCTCTAAATTTGAGCAGGTGAGTAATTCTATCGGAGGTATCAAAGACTCATTGATGAGCTTAGATTTTGAGGAGGCTCAACAGAAGGCTCAAGTGTTTAGTAATGTAATGGGCAAGCTCAATCCTGGAGACTTAGCAAAGGGCTTCAAAGGGTTCATGGGTACTCTATCTACAGTGGGTGGAGCATTTGTAAAACTTGGAGCAACCATCTTAATGAATCCTATCTTTTTATTAGTGGCGGTAATCACTGCTATTGTTGTAGCCATTGGTATATTCTTAAAAAAGATTGGTGTACTTGATGCCATCTTAGAGGCAATAATGATCCCTATCAATGCAGTGATACAAGGCTTTAAGGACTTGACTGATTGGATGGGTTTAACAGATAATGCAGCAGAGGAAAATGCTGAGGCAGTTAAAGAGGCAAGTGAGAAAAATAGAGAAAGCCTCAAGGCAGAAAGTCAAGCAAGGCAGGAACTATATAACCTTACTAAGGACTTAAGTGATGAGGAGATAGCTGCTATTGAGGAAAAGTTAGGGATCCAGATAGACACAAGTCAAAGTATATTTGACCTTAAGAGGGAACAGATAGAGGGAGACATGGCTATTAATCAAGCTGAGATTGACTCATTAAACTTAAAGAAGGAACTTACAGAAGAGGATAAGAAGAGATTAGCTGACTTGACTAAAACTCAAGCAGACCTCGCTAATCAACAAGTGCAGAATGAGATAAACAAGATTAACGCTATAAGGAATCTCAATGTCAGCTTAGATAAGCAGATTGAGTTACTACAGGCCAAGCAAATCAAGGGAGAGTCTGAGCGTGCTAAGGCAATGCTTGACATTCAACAAAAGGAGGCACTTGCTAAGGTAGAGCAACAGATTAAAGAGGCTCAGCAATTAGGTGATAGCACTGCACTTGCTAAAGCTCAGCAGTTAAAGAACTTGATTATCCAGGACTTTAAAAGACAGGAGTTAGAGATAACTAACAAAGGGAATGCAGCAGTATCTAAAGCTAACGTAACAAGTGTGGGCAACACTAATAAAGAGGTAAAAAATAAATATTCTGAGGCTCTTGCTGACCTACGTAAAAAGAATGAGGTAGCTTTGCAAGAGGCAGAGAATGCAGGTAAGTCAGAGCAAGAGCTTAGAGAATTACGCATAACACAACTTGAAGCTGAGAGAAAATATTTGTTTGATAACCTTGCTAAAATCTATAAAAAGGAAGTTGATCAAAAGGCAGCACTCGCAAAGATTGACAATGACCTTAAGAAAGCAAGAGATAAGAATGCAGCGGATATAGAGAAGGCAGAGAATGAGGAGTTAATTGCAAGGCTAAAAAGAAAAGAACTTAATGCAGCAGATGATATTGCTAAATTTGAGGCACAAAAGGAACTGCTTGCAGCAGAGGCAAAGATAAAGATGGACTCACTTGAGGTAGGCTCAGAGGAGAGAGGATTGCTTGAGGATGAGACTGCTAAAAAGTTAAAAGAAATTGATGACCAAATCACAGCTAAAAAGATTGAGAATCAACAAAAGATTTTAGCAGCTGCACAACTTACAGCAGAGACTAAATTATCTAAGGAAGCCTTTGAACTTGAAAGATTTAAAGGTACTAAGGAGGAAGAGATTGCAGCAAATGAGGCATTTCTTAAAACTACATTAGATACATTAAAGACTCAAAAAGAAACTGAGCTGGCAGCACTTAATTTATCATTAGAAGAGAAGGCAGCTATTGAGGAGAAATACAACCAGGCTAAGATAACAGCAGAGGAGGCAACAGCCGCTAAGTTGGTTGAGATAGATGAGAAGGCAAGAGAGAAACTTAATGCAAATATTGAGGCTGGCTTCCAACTTGCTACAACAGCAGCAGGGGCCATTGCATCAATACAAGATATTAACACAAAAAAGAAACTTAAAGGAGTACAACAAGGAAGTAAGGAAGAGGAGAAAATACTTAAGCAACAATTTGAGCAACAGAAAAAAATGCAGTTAGCAATGGCTGTTATCAACGGTGCTCAAGCCATTGTTTCAATCCTTGCTCAGTATCCTAAGTTTGATGGAGGTTTTGCTATGGCAGCTGCAATAGCTGGCTCAGTAATATCAACAGCTACAAGTTTAGCTACTATTGCAAGTACATCCTTTGAAGGAGGAGGAACAGCACCAACAACAGATGCCAACAGTTTCACAGGTGGAGGTAGCACAACAGGAGGCATGGCAACACCATCAGTTAGCTTGTTTGGTCAAGGCAATCAACTCAATAATGTAGGTGGAGAGGGAGCACAGCAAGGTCAGACTATCACAGTCAATGCTATAGTGAGTGAGACTGAGATGACTGATACACAGAACAAAATTAATAAGATACAAAAGAACGCAGAACTATGACAAGTTATCAAGCATTAATCAACAAGATAGAGGCATTCTATAACTCACATTTACAGGTAAAAAAAGTAGGTAGTGACTTCGTGGAGCAGTTACCTAACTTTGCGACAAAGGATGAGAAATATCCTCTTGTGTTTATAGCACCTATCACAGCTATAGCAACTGAGAACACTAATACAATGAGCTTAGAGATAACCTGCCTGGACATCATACAAAAGGATAGAGCTAATATCACTGTGATACTCTCAGACTGTCATCAGATATTAGTTGACTTAGTGAACTATTTTACTTTCAGTGATGACTATAGCTTTGATGTATTAGGACAACCTGCCATAGTGCCATTGAATAATCAAGTGTTAGACTATGCAGCAGGGTGGGTCATGACATTAGATGTTGACATGAGTAATTGGACAGATTGCCAAGTTCCTATTATAACAGAATCATAAGTTAATTACAATATAGGTATGGCTATCAATAGACAGAAAATATCTCAGATGACTCCCAAGGGGTCAGACCTTGATGCGACTGACTTACTTGAAGTAAGTGTTGATACGGGCTCAGGATATGAGACACGTTCTATCACAGGTCAAGAGGTCTTTGGTGGTGTGAGTGGTATATATGTTCCTTACACAGGAGCTATACAGGATGTTGACTTAGATGACAATAAGATAAGTGCAAAATCAATTTATATTGAAGGCACTAATGGGGATGGTCACTTACATCTTAAGCATCAGAATGCAGATGCAACGGCAACAGGTCAGAGCACAGCTTTATATGCTGATAGCAACGGGGATTTAAAGTATAAGAATGACAATGATTATTACACTACTTTAAAGACTTCAAGCAACACAGCTAATAGAGTTTACACTTATCCTGATCAAGATTGTACACTTGCACCAAGGGAGGTTACTATAGTTGAGAAAACATCTACACTTAACAACATAGTATTAAGCGACTTATATAAGTTGATTAAGACTAATAATTCAAGTGCAAATGATTTGCGCATCCCTACTAACACAGGAGTTGCCTTTCCTATAGGAAGTCAAATTATAATAGTTCAATATGGCACAGGTCAAACAACTATTGCAGGAACAGCTGGAGTAACACTACGATCAAGCGGTGGTAAAACTAAGATAGCCGCACAATATGGTATGGCAACTTTGATAAAGATAGATACTAATGAGTGGGTATTAGCAGGAGATTTAACAACATAATAAATAAATAAAATGGCAACAGATAACGAAATTTTAATAGCAGGTCAAGGTACTTATATCTTGAATAATACAACTGAGTTCACAGGTAACTTTGATGCTATTGTAGTCCTTGAGGATACAGTGTTTAACTCTATTAAGATAGCAGCAGTTGATGTTAAGTCAACATACATAGCAGCTACAGGAACAGCAGTTAAGGCAGGTGCTATCATAAGACCTACTAAGGCTCAGAAGTTTAGTGGTGTTAAGTTAACAAGTGGATCAGTTACTATTGTATTATGATAGGCTACGGGAATAGTATGTTTTTAGCAACACATGGAATATTAGCAAGGGCTGCATCAGGAGGTGGAGTTGACCCAGATGCTCAGGCATTCATAACAGCAGCAGGTATCACTAACCCTACTCAACAAGGTGCTATTAATACTTTGGTACTTGCATTGAAAGGTTATTCAATATGGACTAAGTTCAAAGCAATTTATCCAATAGTTGGAGGTACAGCTGCAACTCACAAATGGAATTTAAAAGACCCAAGAGATTTAGATGCTGCATTTAGATTAACTTATGCAACTGGTGTAACGCATTCAAGTACTGGAATGGCTGGCAATGGTTCAAGTGGTTACGCTGATACATTTTTTAGTTTAGGAACTACTTATAAAAATTCTAATCATATCTCAGCTTATGTTCGTTCTAATATTGATGAGTTAGCTAATGAAATGGGGGCAGCCACTGCATTAAATGTATCAGTGATATCAATAGGAACAAGATATTCTAATACGGCATATTTTGGCAATCAAATTAACAATAGTAGTATAGCCTTTTCTAATACAGATTCAAGAGGGTTTTGGATTAACTCGCGTCAATCATCATCATTGTTTAAAGCTTTAAAAAATGGCTCTGTCGTTGGTACTGATACTAATACAGTTGGAGATACAATTTCATTTGATATATCATTAATGGCAAGAAGTACAGCTGGAAGCAGAATATTTTATTCAACAAGACAATTAGCCTTTGCCTCAATTGGTGACGGTTTAACAGATACGGATGCAGCTAATTTTTACACAGCAGTTCAAGCATATCAAACAACTTTAGGAAGACAAGTATAATGGAAGGAAGAATAGTAACAACAGAACAAGCTCAAGAATTACAAGGAGTATTCTTTGATGCAGATACATTTTTTAACTTTGTTCAAGATATTAATGATGTATATTTTTTATTCTTAAGTGAATCAGATGAGGCAGATATTGCACCAACTGAATATGCATATTTATTAGATATTCCTTTGAGTCCGTTCGAGCCTAAGCCTTCACCATCCCCACCAATTGAATAATGGCACGCTACGCAAATAATGGTATATTCAATGTCAAGTATCCTACAAGGAGGAAGATACAACGCATTCTGCAGCAGTTAATCTCTCAGGCAGGAGCTATTGATACAGGTGCATTATATGACTCAGTGCGTATCAATGCAAAAATACCTGCATTAGGTGAGCTTGAAATACAAATTATTGCGATGTATTACTTTGGATTTTTGAATAATGGTGCAAATCTATGGAATGGTGGAGTGATACCCCCTTATGAGTTCTGTGCTCAGCTTAGTGATAGGTTAGATGCAGAGGGTATTACTACAGAAATCTATTCTCAATATACTGAGTGGATGACACAGCGTTATCCTATTTTGCAAGTGGCTCAGATACTTGGTGAAAAGAAATCTATTATCTACACATTTGAACCTATTGGAGGAGACTTTATTGGAAAATTAGATTTTACAGATTAAGCTCTTTTTTCATTGACAGCATATTAAAGGTAAGGATAAGAGGCAGGTCAGTTACTTGCTTAAACTTAGTCAAATCCTCATTACAAAGTGAGTAGAGTAGTCTCTCCCATCCCCATTTCACAGCAGACTTTTGCTCAGCTTGTGCCTTAGACTCATCGGATGTCATTGGTTTATTTTCATCCTCCTCATCTCCATCCTCTTCATTAAAAAGTAAGTGATACTTATCCATAAAATCCTGTCTAAATGATAGGTACTCAGGTATGATACCATAGATATCATTGATACAGTACTCATCAAATAGTTCATGCCGGTCAAATGGATTGAACTCATAAGGCTCAAAGCTCAACTGACCCCACTCATTAGTAGTATGTTGCCGGTATAGGATAGATGCTATATGACAAATATGCTTAATATAGTCATTGGCAAAGAAATACTCTAAGTCAATGAACTCACCACAGGTCAGCTTAGATAGTGGCTTGACCTTCCATTGCTCAATGTCTCTCTTGTAGTTCTTAGATGGCTCAGAGTTAATGAATGTAATATCATTGAGCATGGCACTTACCTCACTTACATCTAAGTCCTCAAGTTCATCTGAGCTCACTCCTGCAAGAGCTGAGAGTATCTCTATCTCTCTGGCAAATACCTCCTCAATAGAATATAACTCTCTTATCTCTTTAAACTGCAGGACATCAATCTCACTCCACGATTTCGGGAGCTTCATTTTTCTTGATTTCTTTGGACAGTTTTTGTCCAATTTCTACTAAGTAAGGAACTGCTAACTCTGACTTGAGTTCTCTTATCATTTTTGCCTTATGCTTGATATGAGTAGTGTCATAATGTTCTGCTTTGCTTAGGTCATCTCTCTTGAATAAGATAGCTAACATCTCAGAGATGTATCCTTTATGCTTAGAGTTCATGACCTTCTCAATATGCTTAGTGTCTCTCACTGATAGCTTAAACTCCTCACCTTCAAAGGCAGTGTAGTTATAACCATCAAGCTCAATGGTTGACTGTAGTTCTGGCTTACCTTTGATGTTGTTAAACTCCTTGACATAAGTTTTGAACTGTTCAATGGTGGTGTCCTCAAAGTCATTCTCAGTGATACCAAACAACTCAAATACTTTAAGATGTTTCTCAATAGCATCTAAGTCCTGTTGTGCATGGATAGATGTGATATCCTCAAACTGTTGCACTGTTAACTCCTTCAATTGATTAGGAATTTCTTTGTCTAAAATTTTTACCATAGATTTTAATTTTTAACAAATATAACACTATTTACAATATAGGCATGGATAGACCTGTCTATAAGATAACTATTGACCCTGAGTACTCTGATGGAGAGGACTTAGGGATTGAAATGATTGCCTTCACATCTAAGCCTGCTATTAAGGTAAAGGGTATGGCATTCAATCAAGCTACTCCAATGACCTTTAAGGATGACATTAAGATGCGTATTGTGGCACCAGCTATGATACCAATGTCAATCTATCGTAGAGATGAGGATGGCACTGAGTATGATGTGCTATTCACAGAGGAGGTCATTGAGTCTATTCATGCTAAGTTCATGCAGAACCTACAGAACAAAGATATCTTTAACTTAGAGCATGAGGCAGAGGAGAAAGTTCCTGCTTACATCCTTGAGGCTTGGATAGTTGAGAACCCTAAAAAGGACAAAGCATTCACTACCTATGGTATTGAAGTACCTAAGGGAACTCTAATGCTAACAAGTCAAGTAACTGATAAGGAGTACTATGATAGCCTTGTTGAGTCAGGTCAAGTAGGTTACTCTATTGAGGGATTCTTAGGACTTAAACTATCGGAATTATTAAAACTAAATACAATGAAGTTACCTGATGGAGAACACTTGATTGAGGATAAAATCTATGTTGTAAAAGACGGAGAGGTTATCGAGATCAAAGACAAAGAAGAACTGGCAGCAGAAGAACCTGCCACAGAAGAGGCTGAGCAAGAGGCTGAGACTACAGTTGATGAAGCTGCTGAGGATGTGCAAGAGGAGGAGGCAGATGCTGCCGCTGAGGATGTTGAGATGGCAGTTGACCCAACTACTGATGCTGAGGCTGTACTTGCAATAGTATCACCTGTGATTGAGGAGCAAGTTAATCAACTACTTGCTATCATAGCTGACCTTAAGAACCAAATGGAGGAGTACTTAGCTCCAAGAGATGAGGAGATTGAGGTTGAGGCTAAGAACCAAAAGATGAGCTCAAGAGAGCTATTTAAAGAATTTGTAAAATTTTCAAAAACCAAATAAAATGAACCGTAATTTAAAATTTAATTTAGAGGTTGAGACTAACGCATTATTGTGTGCCAACCCTGAGGAGTTCTACTCAAAAGCATATCTTCAATCAGAGGATATTGCATCTAACTTTCGCTCTTTGCCGGGCATCAAGTCTAAAACTAAGTTAGCCAATGTAACTTTTGGTAACATCTTACAAGCATCAACTTGTAACTTCTCCGCTCCTAATGATTCATTAGATGCAGTGGATATTGATGTATGTCCTTTGTCAGCTATGGCTCAGTTATGTCAGTTTGACTTAGAGCAATCATTCTTAGCTTTACAAATGGCAAAAGGATCTAATGGTGATTTCACTGTTGCATCTTTTATGTCATACTACTGGAATGAAATGGCATTGACTATCGGTCAAGATATCGAGTTGTTGAGATGGCAAGGTGATACAGAGTCTGAGGATGATTTATTGTCTTTGTGTAATGGATACTTGAAAGGACTTTGTGGAGATGTGGCAGTGAATGGATTGTATGCAGGTGCTATTGATACATCAAATGTACTTGACCAATTGAGTGCTGTACTTGCTGCTGCTCCTTCAACTATTAGCAGAAGAAAAACTGAGTTAAGATTTTATGTATCTACTAATGTAGCTAATGCTTATGAGCTTGCTGCTGCACAAGGTAACACTTTGACTTATGTTACTACTCCATTAGGTTTAACATTCTTAGGAATCAATGTAGTTGTGTGTGAAGGGATGCCAGATAACACTATCTTGTTGACTTTGAGAAATAACCTTATCTATGCATTTGATGCAGAGGGTGATGACAAAGCATTGAAAGCTGTTAACTTATCTGACACTGTAGCTGAGCCTTATTTGAGAACTCGTGCTAACATGAAAGTAGGTTTCCATTATGTTAACCCTGCAGAGATTGTTTTGTATAACGTTTGTTTCGACTAATCTCTCCCTTATATATAACGGGGGTAGAAATGCCCCCTATTTTTAAACACTAAAAAAAAACTAAAATGAGCTGTGTAACTTTAGAAACAATTTTAAAAAGCTGCGACAACAACTCTGGAGGTATCTACCGATTTTTAGTTAATAGACAAGATCAAGTTGATGAGGCTAATATCACATTAGATGCTGCACCAAATGATTGGACTATTGACTCTTTACCTTTAATAGGTGGAGGTGATACATTCATTGAATTGGAGTTCAGAAGAAACGTATCCTCATACACTGAGGACTCAGCTATTGACTTAATTAATGGATCTACTTATGTGACTGCAACAATAAACTTGATGTTCCACAGAAGAGACCAGGATAAGTCAAAAGCTATTAACATATTAGGAGCAGGACAACAATACTTAGCAGGTATTGTACAGGATGCTAACGGAAAATATTGGTACTTCCCTTACTTGCAGTTATCTGCAACAGGTGAAGGATCTGGGACAGCTCGTGCAGATGGTAGTAAGTACAGCGTTACTTTGGTAGCGGAGAACCCTACTTTGGCATATGAGGTTGACCCTGCTATTATTGCCGGACTCCTTTAATCTTGCCATAGATTATAAACTAAGAGCCTCACTTCGGTGGGGCTTTTTTAATAATTATTTCTTTGAGATACAATATAGGTATGATATATCTTGAGAAGGATACTGTTAACACCTTTGTGTTGACACTTACAGAGGTTACAACAATCTCCAATCCTTACTATTTATTTGAATTTGAGGATGAGTTTGACACTACAGCTAACCCTATCTATTGGCAGGGAGTTGATACATCCTCATGGCCTTCAAGATATAACCTATTTACTATCGATGAACCCACTGATATAGACTTTATTAAGGGACAATACAGATATAAAGTTTATGAAAGTCCTACTCCAACAGTTGACCCTACAGGATTGACTATGATAGAGGAAGGTCGCATGGTAGTGGCAGGGATACAAACTAATTCAATCTATGACTAATGGCATGGTATAACAGATTTATAGGCAACAAGCCACAAACAGCAGAAATAGTTGAGGGATATCAGTCCTTCTCTACTCCATTTCAAAAGGTAGGCGGAGCCAACCTATCACTCCCTTATGTTAATGGCCGCTATCAGATAGCAGGATACATTCCATTTGGGCAGGATAACCTCTATCCTGAGCTACTTAATCAACTATACTACAGCTCACCTTTACATGGTGCTATCGTTGACTTTAAGACTAACTCAGCAACAGGTGGAGGATACACTATTGATACTGAGAAAATGTCTCAAGAGGATAAACTCAAGTTATATACCTTTGAGAGAAAGCTCAAGTTAGGTAAAACTATCAGAGCCATAGCTCAACAGTTGATAGTTCACCATAGAGTTTACTTCAAGTTGTGTTATAATAAGAAAGGAGAGATATATAAAGTTGAGAACATTTCACCTGAGAGAGTTAGGATTTCAAGAGATAAGGAAACATATTTTATTTGTGAGGATTGGACAGCTCGCATTGATGTGAGAGAGATAAAAAAGTATCATCCTGCTAACACTGACCTTGAGCAACTATATTGCTATGAGTTAATGACCTTGGGCCAGGAGTGGTATCCATTACCGCAGTACAGTTCGGCACTTAATTTTGCATTTTTGAGTGGCGAGCTATCATACTTCGCTAAGAGTAACATTCAAAACTCAATATTCCCATCCTTTGCTATGATGTTCCCTAAGAGACCACAGTCAGAGGAGGAGAAACACATGATTAAGCAGACCATTGATAGGTTGAAAGGTGCCGCTAATGCCGGTAAGGCTGTTGCATTCTTTGCTAATAATCAAGATCAGTTACCTAAGATTGAAAGCCTACCAACTAACAGCAATGATAAGTTGTTTCAAGAGGCATCAAGCCTTAACACTGAGCAGATATGCTTTGCTCACACAATAGATCCCATCCTTATGGGAGTAAGAACTCAAGGATCTCTTGGATCAGGCAGTGATATCAAGCAGGCTTATGTTGTATTTGAGAAAAATGTAGTCATGCCATTGAGGAGACAAGTTGAGGAGATAGTTAATGAGATAATGACCATTGCTAAGATACCGGGCAAGTTCTCAATTAACAACTTCCAGATAATTAATGAGACCATAATTGAGCTTGAAGGTGATACCTCTAAGACATCAGATGCTTTGAACTCATTGAGTCCATTGGTAGCTACTAAGGTACTTGAGAAAATGACACCTAATGAGATAAGAGCTCTTGCTTCACTACCTCCAATTGAGGGAGGTGATGTTATACAAACTGAAACACCTGCAGCACCATGATATACTTTATAACAGAGACCTATTTAAAGACTAACACACCTATCACAGCCAATGTTGATGTAACAGATGTTACTCCATACATAGCAACACAGGCCCAGCTCAGAGTTATGCCTATCTTAGGCACTACGTTCTACAACTATCTACTCACTAAGTACAATGCTCAGACATTGACTAATGATGAGGAGGCACTTGTGGCATATATTCAACCTGTCATAGCTTGGAGAAGTGCAGAGGATGCTGTATTTGGCTTGACATATCAACTTAAAAACAAAGGACTGCAGACTCAGTTTGGGGATTTCTCAAGTTCAGTAACTCGATCAGAGGTTGCCTTTGGGATGGAGCACTACGCACAAAAGGCTTCATTCTTTGAGACCAGGTTAACAAGATACTTGATAGCTAATAAGGACTTATATCCTGAGTTCACAGCAGAGGTGAACAGAGATACTGACCTAAGACCTATGATTGATGCATGTAATTGTAATTGTGTAGGGCAGTGCCATAGTGGTTGTCCATGTGGAGGAATGAGAGAGAACGGATATAATAACAGCATATTGATTTTGTGATGGGATTTAATGAGATAGCATTTACAGTGATAACAATACTCATATCCGGCATAGGGTATTTTTTAAAGAGTTTACATAGTGATTTGAAAAGTGTTATGAAAGAACAAAAGGATATCATTGAGACTCAAGGAAGGCTCAAAGGCAAGATTGAACTTGTTGATAATGAGGCAAGGTTTAAATATGAAGCCATTGAGAAAATGACACAACTTGAAATCAAGCATCTTGCTGAGCAGATAAGTGAGCTCACTCAATCAGTTAAGAAACTAATAGAAATAAATTTAAGATGACATTAACACAAAGATGGAACGCTCCCACTCCAAAATTCTGGAAGAGAGTACAACAGGCAGCCATTACAGTGGGTGCAATAGCAGGAGTTATCCTTGCTGCACCTATCACACTACCTGCAGCGGTCATAACTGTGGCAGGATATGTGGCAACAGCAGGAACAGTAGCAGCAACACTATCACAATTAACTGTAGAAAGCAATGAGCAACGTTAAGAACTACACTGATAAACAACTCTTAGATAGAGTCAAGTCATTATCTACTTATAAGAACATACCATCTGATATGTGGCTGTTGTTTGTTAGGTCAAATGAGGACGGCAACAACATCTTTGATGATAAAGTATATATATTCAAGGGCTCAGCCTTCCAATATGTAACCTCTTGCACTACCAATAAAGGCAACAAAGGAACTGCAGTAATGGAAGCTGACAGATGGAACTATGATTGTTATGCTTATGGACTTCACAGAGGTAAAATGGAGGCACTTAGACAGGTTGCCAAAGTACCTTACAGAAGAGATTACACAGCAGATGGTAAAACAAACCCCACCACTAACATTATGGATAACATTATCTTTATGAATGTTCATGGAGCAACCTATAACAAAGGTAGTCAACAGGTAGCAACTCAGATTGGAGGATGGTCAGAGGGATGCTTAGTGCTTAACAATAATCCTGATTATGAGAGAATGGTTCGCATGGCAAAAGACCAAGCGAAAGTATCAATAGTATTAATAAACGAATTTTAAAATGGCAAAGAAAGTAGGCAGACCTAAGAAAGTACAGGTTAACATTGAAGGTGATAAGACAGATGTTATCATCCAAACAAATAAGGCAGAGATAGAATACCACAAAGATGGCACTAATCATGAGCTTGACTATGATGGTAAGAAAGTAGATGTCAACATCAAAAAAGATGAGACAGGAACTAAGGTAACTGTAGAGTCAGAAAATAAATTCCTTAAAGCTGTTGCAACATTAGCATCTAAGTTTGTTGTAAAGCGATTTAAAAAATAGTATCCGGATACTTACCATTAGAACAGTTACCGGATCATTATCAAGTCCCTTTACTCACAAGCTGAGTAGGTGGACTATAAAAAAAGAATACACCCGCTATGGTTAATGGATTGTGAAACACGGTCGCCCACACTTAGCGGGTTTTTTATGTCTAAATAATGTCTAAAGTATGTCTAAAGTATGTCTAAAAATCGACATAGATAGATGTAATGTTTATTAAATAGACATATATTATCCCGTTTTATCCCGTCCAGACCTGATAATCTTATTTAGAATCATTATAAATTACGCTAATTATTTGCATATATAAAAAAACTTACTAACTTTGTTCTATAAATAATAAACAAAAACAGTATGAAAACAGAATTTATCAAAGAATGCGACACTTGTTGGGGGTCAGGATCAGTATTAATTAGCAGTGCTTATGAGCATCCATCTCATAGTGAGTCTGATATTTGCAATGAGTGTAGAGGTGAGGGTAAATACCTTGACTATGAACTATTAACTGAGCGTGTTGAGGATGTTGAGTGGATGATTGAGGGCATGTTGACTCGAATTAGATTGACATCTGATACTTTAAAAGATTTGAGCAGAGGTATGTTCTATGAGTTACTTCCTAAGTATAAGCATAGACTTAATATTCAGTCAAGAGCTCTTGCAAGATTAGAACTTTATTTGTCAAACCTTAAAACTTATTAATCATGACAGAAGATCAAAAGGCTGTGAGAGACGTTTTAGTGTTCTCTGCTGCATTATTAGCTATCACTTTTGTGTTGATGTATATCGGAGTAGTAGGATAGCATGAGAGAGCCTAAAATCAACTTAGCAATTATAAGCTATTGGGATAGCTTTGATGAAATCAGATATTATAAATATTTAAGAGTATTAAAAAATGTGGACAATACACTATCGAGGATACATGGGAGGAGCTTGGAGGATATTAAAAAAGACTGTGCAAGCAGACTCAGAATGGGAGGCTCGAAGGATGAGCAACCTTTGGGAGAAACTAATAATTAAAATTGAGAGAGTATGAACTTAGATGATATTATAAAAGAAAAATTCCCTCACATGAGAACCATTGACCTGGCTAATGAGCTTGGACTTAAGTACTGCACTGTGGCAAATAAAGCTCATAGAATGGGATTGCATAAGTCAAAAGAATATCTTGCATCTGAAACATCTGGCAGACATAATCTAATTGAGGCTGGAAAAAAGCATAGATTTACAAAAGGTAATAAACCTCACAACAAAGGAGCCAAGATGCCGGAACATATATATGATAGAGTTAAACCTACCATGTTTAAAAAAGGTAGCAAGCCACATAACACACAACCGGTTGGAACTATCAATTTTAGAACTGACAAAGAGGGCAGGACTTATGCTTATGTTAAGATAAAAGATAGTGATTGGAGGTTGATGCATAGAGTGGTATGGGAGCAACATAATGGGTCAATCCCTCCTGGTCATGTTGTGAGGTTTAAAGATGGCAACACAATGCATTGGGATATTAATAACCTTGAAATGATTGACATGCGTAATAACATGGATAGGAATACCATACAAAGATTTCCTGTTGAGATACAGGAAGTAATTAAATTAAATAGTAAACTTAAAAAGAAAATCAATGGCACGAAACAAAATCAATGATCTTAGAGATCACTTATTCTCAGCATTAGAGAGATTGGATAATGATGAGCTCACAACAGAGGAACTTAATAAAGAAATTGAAAAGGCACAGGCAGTGGCTCAGATAGGCTCTGTTATCATTCAGAGTGCAAAGATTGAGATTGATTATCTCAAGGCCACCGGCATGATTGAGTCAAGCTCTGAGCTATTCAAAGGTATTAACGAACAAAAGAGATTATCATGAAAACAGCATTACAGCAAGCATTTGCAAGATTAGAGGAGTTACATCCATCACTGTTTGACATACACACTGAGAAGGGCAGAACATTTGTCAATGAGTTTAGTAAATTTTTAGAGGTGGAGAGGGAGCAGATAATTGAATTTGCAAATAATTTTGCAGAGAGTGATGCAATATATTGTAGTGGTGAATGTGCTATAATTAAAGATGCAGAACAATACTACAACGAAACCTTTAAATCAGAATAGAATGAAAACAGCAGTGCAAGAATTAAAAAGTGATTTATTAATTGCAGTAAGTACTTGTAATGAAGCACTTGAAGAAATTAAAGATTTAAGGACAAGAGAGGCTTGTCAAGCAGTAGTTAACCTTACTATTGATAACATACTCAATAGAATTGATACAGAACTATTAGAAATGGAGAAAGAGCAGATAATAAAAAATTCAGTTGGTTTAGCTAAACTAATAATTTGTAATCCAATTGAAAAGAGTGGTAAAACATTTCAAGAATTAATGGATGCTTACTTTAAACAAACCTTTAAATCAGAATAGAATGAAAACATCAGTAGAATGGTTGGTTAAAGAAATAAATAAACTAACTGGATTAACAATTCAAATGGATGAACCAATAATTGAACAAGCCAATAAAATGTTTGAAGAGCAGATAATGGATGCTTATAATCAAGGGAGCAATGATTATGGTTCTCAATGTTATCAACCAGAACAATACTACAACGAAACCTTTAAATCAGAATAGAATGAAAGCAAAAGAATTAAGATTAAATAATTATGTTTTAGAAGATGGGCAAGTTGTTTTGTTATCTACAAATTATGATTTATTTAAATGCCTTGTAAATGTAGATAGAGGAATTGGATTTGAACCAATACCACTAACTGAAGAATGGTTGTTAAAGTTTGGATTTGTAAAATCAAAAGTAAGTAGTCAATTTGACAAAGAAAAATTAACAATACAAATAGCAAATGAATTAGAGTACCATAAAAAAGGTAGAGTTTATTTTAATTCTTGGGCTATTTTAGAGGAATCTATTAAATATGTCCACCAACTACAAAATCTGTACTTTGCATTAACAGGAAAAGAAATAACCTTTAAATCAGAATAGAATGCAAATAACAAACCCAACCCGTTTAGTCTTAGCATGGAAAGCTATGGCTTACACATTAAAATTTAATTGATATGAAAAAACAAAACTTAGAAATGCTACAGCTACTTGAAAGCATAGAGGTAATGCTGCAAAATGGTAACTCAATACACCCAGACTCAGTCATTAGAGGAGCTATTCGCATAGCAATAGGAATGGATCAGTATGGAATGCCAGAGGGATTAGACACTCCAGAGAAACATGAGCAGTATTTGAAGGATATAGGTTTAATTAATATGAAACAATACAAGATATGGCTTGAGGATACAGTTGAAGAGGAAGGTGGCACATGGTGGTACTGCTGGCTGGATGCTAATGGATGTCTATTTGATCCTAAGTATCCTAATGAAGAGCGTGACTCATTAGAACAATTCCTGCAATGGGGTTATAAAGTAGAGGAGGTGAACAATGGCTGAGGAGGCAAAAATGGCAATATTTACTTTTGCAATGGGATTTTTAATAATTGGAATAGGATTAATTTATAATTACTTTAACGAAAAATGACTGACATAATACAATACATTGAGGATAATGACCTCAAAGCGCGCCACAGATATAGACACTACACTTACAAACGTTTCTATCTTTACAACCTACTTAGAGAGGAAGGACTTACACTGTATGAGATAGCGGCAATGTTTAACAGAGATCATGCAAGTGTGATACATGGACTTAAGACTCATCATGATCTAATCTCAATTAAGGATAAAATATATCTTGATTATATTGAGGAGCTAATGTTAATCTTTGAGAATTACAATGAAGATCATAACCTTGTTGATGATGTCATGAACTGTTTTTGTTTAAAACAATTACGAAAAATTAAATTTAGAATTAAGAATAATCTCTACAAAGAATTAAATTTGTAGTCCATACTGTTTTGATTAATTATTTGTTTGACCCTTCTGGCACTGCTGGAAGGGTTTTTTTGTGCTGCCTATTTTTAATTAATACTGACAATCAAGCATTTAACATTAGTACAAAAGTACAATTGAAACCCTATTACATATAGTATATATTTTTATATTATTTTTTTTTATCACTGTATGTATTTTTTTACTTTTTTATTTTTATGTGATTTTTTAAAGCTAAATTTTTTTGTTTTTTTGTGCTATTTTAATTTAAGTAATTGATAATAAAGAATTTAATCAGTACAAACTCAGTACAAATAAAAATATTTTAGAACATTTGGAGTACATATTAAAATAATTAGTATATTTGTGAACGGTTCGGTCTGACAAAATAGAACCTAAAGAAGTTATTAAACCTCTTAATGAATTTGGAAGTCAGACCCCAAAGGATTTAGGAGGTTTTTTTTGTCAATATATGAAAGTATCATTTTTTAAAAAAGTAACTGACACTGCACCAAAATTGAATAAGGATGTGGGATATTTTTTGGACCGTATAAAAGATGGTGCATCAAAAGATTTAGTCGAAAAGATTAGAATTACAGAGGATGAGGATGAGCAGAAGTTTTTAAAAGCTCAATTACCTATTGTTTGTTTCAATGGGGTATTCACAACCAGGTCAAAGAGTGGATTGAAAAAATCATCCGGTTTGATGGTGTTAGATTTTGATGATTTCAATACATTGGATGAGGCAAAAGAGTTCAAAAAGAATATCAAGTCAGATAAGTATGTTTTTTCTGCATGGATTTCACCTCGCAATGGAGTAAAAATACTTTACAGAATCCAACCTGTTGCCAATGATACTGAGTTCAAAAGTATCTACAAAACAATTCAAGAGAAATTTCCTAATGTGGACCAATCCGGCAAAGATGTTTCAAGAGCTTGTTTTGAATCTTATGATCCATTGATATATGTCAACGTTGATGCTGAAATATATACACCTGAGATACAGATAACAGAACTTGAGCCCATTGAGATAGGTGATGTGACAAATATCCCTATCAATGACCAGGATGTTATTGCAAATAAGTTGGTGATTTGGTTTCAAAAACATTATGACAGAAACAACCGGAACAATTCAGTCTTTAAATTGGCAGCATCATTCAATGATTTTGGAGTAAACAAACAAACTGCCATGACTTACTGCTCAAGATATGCAGAGAATGGCTTTCCGGTTTCTGAAATAACAAACATTGTTAATTCAGCTTATAAACATACTGCTCAATTCAATAGTAAATTCTTTGAGGATAAGCCACGTAAAAAGAAACTCATGGTCATGGTCATGAGTGGCAAAAAAGAGAAGGATATACAACAGCAATTCTCTGATATTGATATTGAAAAGCTGAACAATGAGATAAACATCATCAAAGAAACTACAAAAATAAATGAGTTTTGGGAGTACAGTTCAGATGGCAAGCTACAAATCAACTCATTCAAAATGAAATTGTATCTGCAGTCATTGAATTATTACAAATACTATCCTGTTGGTAATGATAAAACTTTTGTATTTATTTCTAAGGCAGAGAACTTCCTTGAGGAGGTCAATGAATACAAAATAAAGGACCATGTCATTAGAAATTTAGAGGCTGCAAATGAAATTGATGTATTCAACCTGTGTGCAAATAGAACAAAACTCTTTACAACACCATACTTATCAATGATTGATACTGCACATGTTGACTTTTTAAAGGATGAGAAGGAGTTTGCTATGATATATTATCAAAATAATGCGGTCAAAGTTTATAAGGATAAGTATGAGATATACGATTATGATGAGCTTGACTTTTATATTTGGAAGGATCAAGTTATCAATAGAGATTTCATGACTGCAGATCACCATGAGAGCATGTTCAGAACTTTTATCTGGTTGATTTCAGGTGAAGAAACAGAGAGATATAACAGCATGAAGTCAGTCATAGGATATTTACTGCACTCACATAAGACAAACGCTAACAACAAAGCAATAATTTTGAATGATGAGGTAATATCTGAAAATCCTAATGGTGGAAGTGGTAAGGGATTATTGACAAATGCAATAAGTCAAATGAAAAAAGTATCCACAATTGATGGTAAAACATTTGATTTTAATAAATCATTCCCTTATCAGACAGTATCAACTGACTGCCAGGTGTTAGCATTTGATGATGTTAAAAAGAATTTTGATTTTGAGAAGTTATTTAGCATTATCACAGAGGGTATTACAATAGAATACAAGGGCAAAGATGCTGTAAAGTTACCGGTAAAAGACTCACCAAAAGTATTGATATCTACTAATTATACAATCAGAGCAGAGGGCGGATCATTTACAAGGAGAATGTTTGAAGTTGAGTTATCAAGTTACTTTGGAGCTCATAAATCACCATTGGATGAGTTCAATTGTATGTTGTTTGATGATTGGGATCAGGATGAGTGGGCAAGGTTTGACCATTTCATGATTAACTGTTTACATTTTTATCTTGAGCATGGCCTTGTATCTTATGAACATAAGAATTTAAAGATTAGAAAACTTATCAATCAAACATCAAAGGAGTTTATTGATTGGATGGATGATAAAAAATTCACTCCTGGTCAACAGATAAACTATAAGCAATGGTATGAAACATTTGTCAATGAGTATGAGGATTTCAAAAAATGGTTGACAAACAGAAATTTTAATTCATGGCTTAGATCTTACTTTGAATTTAAGAAAATTGAGATTGATAATGTTTCAAGTAATGGTCAAAGATATTACGAAATCAAATCTGATAACCCAAACACTAAAAAAGATGAGGACCTTCCATTCTAATAAGTCAAACAAATATCCTTATGCTTATGATGAGTTTGGTAATATTGTTTCAATTGAGGAGGCTGTAAAACTTGACAATAGAAAATGGTATTTAGATCCAGGATTACAGATTGAATTAAATTTGTTATGCAATTTGCCAAAACAGATTGACCATTGGAGGACATTATCAAATCAAAGAATCATCATCAATGGTATTTATTATGACTATTCACATGACAAAGACTCAGAATCATTTGAGCATAAGCAATTTAAATTCAATATACTTGAAAAACAGTATATAAATATCAAAGATTATAAGGTATTTTTAATAAATCCAAAGGAAGAAATCAGAATTGTAGATAGTAAATTCAGAGCAGATGTCCTGGCTAACCTTCCATGTGGCACTCCATGTGTCATTGAGATAATAAAAACAAGTGATATAAGTCAAAAAAAACAGGACTTTATAGAACAAAATCAAATATTAACATTCAAAATTTACATTGATGAGAACGGAAATCAAATCACTAAAAGAGATGATATCATTGGAGTTACAGAAATTAGTGAACTTACAAAGCGAATACAACAAGGAGAGGGAAAACTTGCAGAAATTAGGGATCAAATATCAAGAGAGAGAGGACAGAGAGAAAATAAATTACGAGAACAAACAGATATCTATACAAGAGAATTGCAAAATGCAGGAGCAAAACTTAAAGAAATTACAGATAGAATTGCAGAACTTGAATCAGATAAAAGAGAAGAGATTACAAATGATGATATTGACCAAACAGAAATTGAACTATTTGAAAACAGAATATCAGAATGTAATGAAAAATTACGAATTGAGATTGAGTTACAGAGATCCCTCAATGAATCCTATATTAATATCATTAAAGGATACGAGGAGGAAATTAATAGACTTAGAGATTTGGAAAAGGAGACACTCAAGATTATTGAAAATTGCAACCCTGAATGGTTTGGATACATGCCAAAAGGAGTATCAAAAATAGATCAAATTTTATATCTAATATCATGAAACGAATAAACAAAGACAAACTCAATGCTCTTATGATGGAGCAGTTGAAACAGAAGTATCCTAACATGCCAGAGGCATACATACCAAAGACTGATTGGACAGATAACTCTGCTAATGCCTTGACAAAATGTGTCATTGCATGGATACAGTTCATGGGGGGTCAAGCTGAGAGAATAAGCTCTCAAGGTCAGTACAGGGAAGGAGCAAAGATACAGGTTGGATCTGGCATCATGGCACACACAAAACAGTTGCCTGGCAAATGGACACCAGGACAGTCAACCAAAGGAACTGCAGATATTTCTGCAACAATCAGAGGGCGGTCAGTTAAGATTGAGATTAAGTATGGTAAGGACAGACAGTCAGATGTTCAAAAGGAATATCAAGCCTCCATTGAAAGGGCAGGCGGTGTGTATATTATTGTGAGAGACTTTGATAGTTTTGTTGAGTGGTATGAACAATTTACATTAGGGATATGAGAATCAAACTAAAAATGCCTAAGTTCAAAGTAAAATTGAAACATCTTAGGAAGAAATATAAACACCCTGTAAAGGGGATTAATAACGAAATAGATTAAATTATGACATTAGACTCACATGAAATTAGATTAGGTAACTCATATAAGATTGAGTTAGGTGATGGCACTTATAAGATAGGACTTATAAACTTAGAGGATATTGAGAATTTATTAGATGATGAGATTGATGACTTTTATCAGGCTCTTGAGCTTGATGAGAATGTATTATTAAAATTAGGTTTCAAACAAGTTACTGATAGAGTATTTATGAAAGGTGATTTTGGTGTTGAGTTAGGATTTTTTAATTATTTTCTAATTAAAGTTGATGGTCATGTATTAAGAATAGGTAATAATCAATACGTTCACCAACTTGAAAAT